CTATATTAAGGGCATAAGAGGTATTAACATTGCTAAAGCTCATAACATTTCCAACGGTATCTTGAATATATCCACTGGCAGAAGGTGTAGCAATAGTGATTGCAGGACAAGTAGTTGCCCAACCAGCATTGGTTAAGGAGACCGAAGATGAGCCAGTAGCCGTAGTTGCCGTTTCATCATAATAGCGTGGGTCAGGAAAATGAAATTCTGCTTTTGCCATAATAAAACCATAGGTAAAATCAGGGTCAACTATTGCACTAACAGATCGAACGCGCCCCCACATTCTTTGCTGACCAGTGGTAGGGGTTAGTTGAAATTGAAATAGCCCAAGAACGCTACTTGCCTGACTTGAAGCAAATGGGTCTGGATAGTATCCAAGAACTTGAGGTGCTAGATTTTTTTGCAGTTGTTGATAATAATATTGAGCATTATGAGAACCATCTCCAACAAGAATAAAATCAAAAGTTACTGTACGGGCATCATAAAAATCTCTACCGCTCCAACCGCCATCAATGTAACCACGATTGTCATCTTGATTGCGAATTCCAGAGGTAGCCATCAAGCCATCAACTTGCTCAACAATATAAGGCGTGCCAGCGCCAAAAGTAAAACCGTTGAAAGAAAATTGATATGTACTTAATGTCATTTCTTTTTAGCCGCCTTTAATGGAGTTCCATTTGTTGCAGCTTGTGCAACAGATTTATGAATTACGCTACCGTCTAAATGAAGATTATTATTAATTTGTACAGGAGTTCCACCAGTTTTTAATCTTTTTTCTTGAGCAATAGAAGGTTTTTTAACTTTAGGTGCAGTACCATACATAGTAATACCATGACCAGCCATACTTGATGGAAGTTCACTTGAGGCTTTTGCCGCAGCAGCAGCCTTGGAAGTTGTATTTGAAGGTTTAGGTGGGGTATAAACATCTGATGCGCCACCCTTGGTCCAGTCTTTTGCTTTTCCAATAATATCCCACCAAGGTTTAGATGTAGCTTGTGCTGGGGCTGGACCCATAACGGCTGGCTTTTGAGTCAAATCTAAACTTTGCATTGCTATTAAATCTTTAGTCATTTGATCTGCTTTGACTTTATCATAAACTGCTTTACCAAGAATTAAAGCAATAGGCAAAAGTATTGCAGCAGTAGCAGCAGCGCCCATTGAACCGCCAGCAGCAGCGGCGGCACCTTCAACACCAGCAGCAGTAGCGGCAGTTTTAGCAGCAGCACCAGCAGCGGCACGCCTAGCAGCAGCAGCAGCGCCAGAACCAGCAATTGTATCTAATACAGCGCGATCAGCAGCAGTAAAGCCAGCAGCGCCAGCAGCAGTTTCAGCAACAGCAGCAGCGGAAGCAGAAGTAGCAAGAAGACCATAAGCGGCAGCCATAGCGCCAATAGCAGATATTGCAGCCTCAACTTTTGGTACAGCCCAAACAGCGGCAAGGCTAACAGCAATTGTTTCAATTAAACCTTTATGGTCCATAAGAAAATTAAAGAAAGCCGTAAATGCTGGAAGAAGTTTTTCTCTAACCCATGTTGCAGTTTTTTCAATAGCGGGAAGCAATGCTTCACCAATTTGTACTTCAATCCTTTGAAATTCTGCTCTTGTAATAGCAATAGCACCAGGCAATGTATTTTTGAAAGCATCAGCAGAACCATGAACACGAGATTCAACAATTTTTAATATTTGCTCAAATGAAGCGCCTTTAGGAATTGTCTTACCAATAGCAAGACCTAAATCACCCAAACCACGAGCCTGACCTACAGAAGCACGGGCAAGCAAATCAGATGCTTGGAGCAATCCAATATTCTTAAAACGAGCAAGGTCTGCAACAGCACTAAGACTTGTTAGTGCTTTAGCTGGGCTGCCAGTTGCCGCAGTCATCTTAGACAATCCAGCATAAGTATCTTGATATGTAAAGCCAAGAGCAAGCATTTGATCAGCATGAGCTTTTACATAAGGCGAAGCAGTCTTCCAAGAAACCCCAGTGTTTTTAATAGCAACTTGAAGGTTTGTTTGAGATTTTAATATTTGTTCGTATGCGTGAACGCTGACCATGCCAACGGCAACAGCAGCTCCACCAAGACCTAAGAGTGCTGCTCCAGCATATTTAGAGCCTTTGGTCATTAAATCTAATGAACCACCAGCTTTAAGAGCCCGTGCTTCCATTGATTTAAGTTCGCCATTAACGGCGCGAAGACTTGCAATAGCCTCAGAAGCACCAACTTTTAATTCAATGAGAACGGGAGGAAAGACTTCTTCAAGAAATGACATTCTTATTCCTCCTAAAAGTGGCGTTTAATAATGGCGGGTACCATTGCTTTAAGTTTGATATATGCGGGTTTTACATAAGGAAAACCTTTTGCTTTTGCTTCCGTGCCCTGCCATGAAGGAGGAGCAAATTTTCCACCCATTTCAACTGCTCGAGCATAAGTTCCAACAGTCGGACCTACAATAGCCCCGTAAGTAGCAAAGCCAACACGGGCTGCTTCACCCTTTACGGATGCTCGCAAATTGCCAGTACGGTTCATAGGTGGTTGACCTGGAGTTGCTTTTTGACCCTTAGCTCTTGTGCCTTTAATCTCATTTTTAATAAGTTCAATTGCAGCTTTTTTAAGTTCTTCAGTTGCGGCAAAAGCAGCAGAATCAAGTTTTATCTCAGCATTAGATACTTTTTTAATTACTATATTCAGATTCGTTGTTATCATTTTCAACCTGCCTAACGATATTATGAATAGAGATTAACCAGTCAAGAACAGCAGCTGGTTGTTCATCAGTTTCTAACACTGTCCAACCAAATTCTTTAGCGCAGATATAATATAAATATTCTTCGTCAGGATATTTAGCGTTTGGTGTTTTGCCTTGACCTTCCAACGCCCATTTTAAGCGTTGGAGTTGTCGAAAGGGCTATCAGGGTTCGCTTCTGATTCTGGGGTTTCAGTTACTTGTGGAAATATCTTAGCTTGTAAGTTTCCAACTTCAACAGCAATAGCATCATAATCTGGCATAGTTAATTCATCTAATGACTTTAACATCACTGATGGAATAATTAGATCAAATGACCATGACTCAATAAGAATGGACATCAATCCATCCATCATTGACATTGCTTGGAGCAGTCCTTCTTCTCCATTTGCAGCAGCAACAACCTTTTTACGATCTTTTACTCGAAGAGTGCTTGGGTCACGAAGAGTGACTGTATTGCCGCTTGGTAGTGTAATTACTTTAGACATGGGTTTCCTTCCAACTTGCCTCCCAAATAGGGTCTGACTGGTGGGGAAGGCGGCCACCAGTCAGACATCTTACCCGTTACTGGAATGTGCCTGAAGGCAAAGCATTCTGTAAGGTGAACTTAATTGGTGAATATCCTGCGCTTGCGCCGACATCGGTGGTATTTCCAAGACCCTCAATATCTACAGTAACTTCTACATAGTCATTGTTACGCTCGATTGCGCCAGTTACATAAGCACCCTTTGAGATGGTGAAAGCAACTTGAGTAGCAGTAGAGCCTGTACCTGTTGAGAAGTTAAATGTAAGTGCAGGTTGTGTGTTTGAAAGGTAACGGGTCAATTCAGTGTCATCTTGCATGACAAAAGTAATTTTGCCCTTTACTGTCAAAGCGCCAAGAAATACTTGATATGGAGCTTGTGTATTGCTTAGACCAAAAATTGCTTCTGACTTACGAACCAAATCAAGTGTTCCTGTGCGAACATAAGCAACTGATGAACCACCTATTGTTACAACTCCTGTCCATACTTGAGTAGGTAGAACTGTTGTAAAAGATGGTGTTGGAGCGCTTGTTGTACTTGATGGAAAGCCCATAGCCTTGACTGTATATTCCAACATTCCATCAGCATTGAATGTTAAACCTAGATCAGTAATTTGCTGACCAGGGTTGTAACGAGTTCCAGCGCCATAAAAGTCAGTGATTGTCAAAGCCTTTGGCTGTGCATCTGATGTTGAAGCTACTGTATTTTTAAGAGCAATTGTATGTGTGTAAGGAGCGCTTGCACCTGTTGTGGTTACATCGCCCAATACGCCAGCAATCCAGTAACCAATTGTGTCGGCAAATACTGGTCCACCAAAATCAACTGTGGTGTGACGGCGACCTTGAACATAGTTGTAATTCTCGGCAAGAGAACCACGAATACCATTGTCATACAGTGGAGCAATTACATCAACAGGCTTAAAGCTATTAAGCGTAATTGGTACAAAGTTGGCTGGTGTAACAGCAGTACCTTTAGTTGTTTCTAAGGCAACCCCAAGGTACGACTTTACGGAATTTTGGGCTAGTGTCATT